CCAAGACAATCTCGCCCGGGCCATGTGCTATGAGGGCAGGATCATCCTCGGGTGGCTGGGCTACTATGACGCAGATCGGCTGGTTCCGACCCAGGCCAACGATGACACCCGGAAGAACGTGCGCATCAATGGGGCCGTCCAGAGCCCCGACGAAGCCCTCAAGGAAGAGCATGTTGGCAAGACGTTCGACATCACCAAGGGGAAATACAACGTCATCGTGAGCGCCGGCGTTTCCTACCAGAGCCAGCGCGAGTCAGACCGCGCCATGTTCCTGGACATGCTCAACGGCCCCATGGGCCAGTTGATCGCCCAGCGTGCCGGGGATCTCGTCGCCAAACTGTTGGATAGCCCCCTCTCCATCGAACTGTCCAAGCGCCTGATGCCCCAGGACATCGCAGCCAAGGAGCAGGGAGGCCAGCAGGACCCCGCCCAGATCCAGCAGCAGATGCAGGCCCTCTCCCAGCAGCATGATCAACTGGTCCAGGCTCTCCACGCCGCCAAGGACGAGATCGAGCAGCAGTCGGTCAAGGCGCAGCAGGAGATGGCGAAGGCCCAGTTGGACTCTCAGACCAAGATCCAGATAGCCCAGATGAACATCGAGAAGGACTTGCTCATCAAGGAAGCCGACATCAACGCCCAAGCGGCGAATGATGCCATTCTCGCCAAACTCAATGACCTGGAAGCCCAAACCCAGGACCACGAATCGCTCTTGATGGCTATGCATGAGAGGCTGACCACGCCGCCCCAGCAGGCCCAGGAGCCCGCCCAACCTCTGGCCGCACCGGCTGGAGCAGAACCCCAAACCGCTGGCCCTGAGGCTGGCATGGAGCAGTGATGAGCATCGAAGACATGGACGATCTCGGACCCCAGAACGATGGCGAACCCGCCGTTGTTGCCGAGGTAGTGCCCGAAGTGGTGGAAGAAACCAAGCCTGAACCCGAAGCCACCAAGCCTGAAGGCGAGGAGCAGGAGGAAGGCGAGGAGGAACGCCCCCACAAGAAGTCTGGTTCCCAGCGAGCCCGCGAAAAGGCCATGCGGCTGGAGGTAGAGAACGAAATGCTTCGGGCTCAGTTGGCTGGGGCAAAGACTTCTGAACCTGTCGCGCCCAAGCCCGAAGGCAAGCCCAGCATCGACCAGTTCGACTCCATCGAGGCGTTTACGGAAGCCCTGACCGACTGGAAGGTTGATCACCGGCTGGCCGAAACCGCCCAGAAAACAGCCGCAGACAAGACCGTCCAGACCTGGGAAGGCATCAAGTCCAAAGGCTTGGAGAAGTTCGGGGAAGACTATCAGGATGCCCTGGACAACGCCCGCCCCATGGCCCCCCACGTGTTTGAACTGGTGGTTGACTCTGGAGTCGCCCCCGACCTGACCTACTACCTCGCCACGCATGAAGCCGAATACACGGCCATCAACGGCATGAGCCCCGCAAGGGCTGGCCGTGAGATCGCCAAGATCGAGGCCAAACTGGCGACCGCAACCCCTCAGAAGACCGAGAAGAAAGTCACGCAGGCCCCCGCACCCGCCAGGCCGGTTGTAGCGTCTGGGATCACCCCGACGCCCTCCGTTTATGGTAGGTTTGAGGAGTTCTGATCCCTCATCTCCTTTGCCGCATAACTAGCGGCCCCCCGGAGCAGAAATGACCACGAACAATTTCAATAACATTGCGATGATCACCAGGTCGTCCATGAATGTTCTTCGGAACAGTCTGGTCCTGGTCCCCCGTGTCAACCGCACCTACGAGCCGGAGTTCAACAAGGGCGAAGGCAAGATCGGCGACACGATCAACGTGCGTATCCCCTACGGCGGCACCGTGACCAGCGGCAAGGTGGCCGTCCCCCAGGGCTTCGTGGACGAATACAAGCCCATCACCCTGACCCAGCAGAATGCCTCCCTGCGCTTCTCCAGCAAGGAACTGGCCCTCAACGTCGAAGACGGCGGAGAATTCGAACGCAGCGTTCTCGGCCCCCAGATGGGCGCCCTCGTCAACAAGATCGAGTATGACGGCTTCGCCCTCCTGGAAACCCTCAACTCCTTCACCGGCCTCCCCGGCACCCCGCCGACCGACCTCCAGTATTTCCTGGATGCCAACGCCACCATGGCTGAATACGCCTGCCCCCAGGACGATCAGCTTTATGGCTTCGTGAGCCCTCGCACCTCCAGCTCCATGGTTTACGGCCAGCGCGCCCTCATCAACGACCCCAGCGTCATTTCCAAGCAGTATACCAAGGGCGTCCTGGGTGCCGCTGGTGGCATCGGGTTCCTGATGAGCCAGAACGTTCAGAGCCACACCACCGGCACCTGGACCGGCAGCCCCCAGATGAACGGCACCACCGCTGAAGCCGCTTCCACCCTCGCCATCAACGCCTGGGGCGGTGCCACGGACACGCTGAAGAAGGGCGACATTATCCAGATCGCAGGCGTCTACAACGTGAACCCCGTGAGCAAGCAGTCCACCGGCCAGCTCAAGCAGTTCCGGGTGACGGCCGACACCGCGGCCATTGCCAACGCCATGGCCGCGTTGCCCATCGACCCCCCGATCTACACTGCTACCTCGGGCGTTCTCCAGAACTGCACCGCCCTGCCCCTGACCACCGCTGCCGTGACGATCTTCGGTGCCGTTTCCACCTACGCCACCAAGACCAGCCCCATCAACGCCGTCATCCATCGCGACTGCCTGGGCTTCGCGGCTGTCGACCTTCCGCTCCTGGACCCCACCCGCCAGCACCGCGTCCGGGATCGTGACCTCGGCATGAGCGTCCGCGTCTCCAAGTTCTGGGATGGCGTCACCGACGAGCTTCTGGTCCGCCTGGATGTCTGCTACGGCTGGGCCGTCCTGCGCAACCGCTTCGGCTGCCGCGTCGGTGGCTGATCCAAAACCCTCAACCCATCCTCTTTGAATAGGAGCAAGTCATGGTTTCCACCCCTTACGCAACGACGGACAGCGTTTATTACGGGACGTCTGCCCCCACCGCCTTCACCAACACCCTGGCGACCGCCCTGGCGACCACGGTCCTTTCCGCTGCCTTCACCGGCATGTGGGCGTTCTCGTCCAGCACCGCCGGCCAGCTTTGGAGGACCCGGATCAACCAGGCCAAGGTCGATATCGGCACGCTGAAGACGCTCGTCAACTCGATGCGGACTCAGTTGATCAACATCGGCATCTACCAGGCTTGAGACGACACAATGACCAAGATCTCCACAGTTGAGCTTTTCCCTGGAACGCCTCATGTGTTCCTCGCCACCCCCAGCTATGACGGGAAGGTCGGCCAGGCATACACGGTTTCCATTCTCCACAGCCTCGCGGCCCTCAAGGAAGCGGGGTTTGGAGTCACCTATTGCCTGATGGGTGGGAATTGCCATGTGGACGACGCCCGGAATGGCCTGGTCCGTGAATTCATGATGACCGAATGCACGGATCTGGTCTTTCTGGACGCCGATGTGGGCTGGAGTGGTGAGTCTCTGGTCCAATTGCTTCGATACGATAGGGACATGGTCGCAGGGGTCTACCCCAAGCGGGTGCCGGACGGTGAGGAATACCCCGTCAAAATCCCCCCCGACCATGCTCTCTATTCTGAATATGACGGGCTAGTGGAGGTCGAAGCGGTCCCCACTGGCTTCCTGCGCATGACCCGGCACTGCATCGAAATGATGATCGAGGAACACGGGCAGCGCAAATACGCGGGGCAGAACGCCAAGGAAGGCGACCCCCCTTACATCATCCTGTTTGAGCGGACCTTTGAAGGCGGGCAGCGCCGGTCTGGCGACTACGCCTTCTGTCGTAAGTGGCAGATTGCCGGGGGCCGGATCTACGTTGACCCCAGGTGGACGTTCATTCACGAGGGCGACCATGAATGGAGCGGCTGCCTTGGAGACCACTGGCTCAAGGTCCACGGCGTCACAGAGCAGATCAAAGAGACCAAGTTCGGCAGGGCCATCGCGGCGATCAAAGCGGATGACTACCAGCCGGAACACCTCTTGGACCTCATGGACGGGTGGGACAACAAATGGGCTGGCAGGATTGAACTGCTCGATGCCTGCATCACCCTGGGCAAGGAAGCTACGGGCCCCATCCTAGAGTGCGGCTCCGGGCTGACCACGTTGGTTCTGGGGATCGTCTCCAAATATGGAGTGATCAGCCTGGAACACAGCCCGGTGTGGGCTTCCTATACCGAATCCATGCTCAAGAAATACGGCATTGAGGCTGAAATCCGGTGTGCCCCTCTCGCCGATTACGGCTCTTGCTCCTGGTATCAGGCCGGGGAACTGCCTGAAATCGCGCTGGTGGTCTGCGACGGTCCCCCCCGTAAGACCAAGGGTGGGCGCAATGGGCTGGCTCTGATGGGCCACAAGACCCGCAACGCCACGTTCATCCTGGACGACCCCGCACAGGACACCATCG